AAAAGTCTTGAAAGAAAAACAATCCAGTTTCTAATTTTTTCTGAATCGGTTGAGCCTTGATGAGCTCTAAACTCGATTGTTCCTTGTCTGAAAAAAGAATCCATGTTGATTGTTCTTGAATGATAATCAAAGATTCTTTGAACTCCATTTAGGTTGTGAGCTTTGTTAACTTTTCTAATTATCTTTTGAGTTTGTTTTATTATTCCATTCCAATCTGTATCGTAACCTTGAGTTACTGGAACATTAAAACCTCGTCCATTGTATCTTCTAGATGGAGCATGAGTTTTGCAAATTGTTTCTTCATGCTTAACATAAAGATTGATAGCATTTTTAATTTTTTCAAGAGATAAACTTTCTTTCCAATTTCCATTTTCATCTTTTTCTGAGATTCCAAAGTGGACATGAACTCCACAGTGTCTATCGACTGAAACATTTGGATGTTCGTTAAGAGCATTTACCATTCTTTCCATGTTTTTTAATCCTTCTTCTCCTTTTAGTATTGGACTCACAACTTCAAAGCCACTAACAGTTGAATCAGTAACAACTTTGTAACCCTTAGTGATTTCGTGAGTGTAACTTCTAGTAGCAGTAACTTCTACATTCTTTTCTTTTAGATAAGAACTAAGTTCTTCCCTAGTAATGTTTGTAGTAGTAACTTCAACTTCAACACCGAAAGTTAAGTTAAAGTCTTCGTGAAATGTGATTAAGTTTGACATTTTTTTTTCCTCCTTAAAATGAACTAAATTAACCATATAAATATAATACCCTATTCTATATATATGTAAAGTCTTTTTAAGAAGTTTTTTTAAGTTTTTTTCGCCTTTATTAATGAGCCTTTTGTAAGGTTATATAATTCTTTTTGTTTATTTTGGTTATTAATGTAAATAACTTTTAAAAAGAATTATAAAAATTCTCCTGTATATTGTTCAGCTATATTTTTATATCTACTCTTTATGTAACTATTAAATTCTTTTGTGTTTAAAAATCTTCCAACATTATCTTTGTGTTCTGCTTTAACTCCATCAAGACCTGCGTTAATGTTGAATCTATATTCTATTCCTTCGTTAGTAAAGATTAAAGATTCAGAATAAAATTGTAGAGCCTCCTCTTGATACAAGTTACAATCATTTAAAAATTCTTTTCTAAAAAGTTCTTGTGCCTCACGACAATAATCAATCGCTTGTTGAGTTGGTTGCATTTGATTGTTTTGTAATTCATATCTTGCTAAGTGTACTAAATCTCTAATCCACAAAAACTTTCCTAACAATCTATCTGGATTTAATTCTCTATCTTTTTTCATTAACCCTATGTTACGAACAAATCTATTTCGTCTTACATTTTCTGTTAAGTAGCCATCGTGAGCTATGTCAACATCAGAAATAACAGTTGACATTCCAACTCCATCATTCGTTTCTATTTCTGGATGCTCATGAACATATCCTAGAAATTTTATTTCTTTATTGTTGCGAAACATTCTAACAGGTAAATCAATTTTGAATGCCTCTACATCAATCGTGAAATGATGTTGCCTAATTGAATAACCATTAAAAATATTTTGTCTTTGATATTTTCGTAAGTTCTGAGGATTTAAAAGTTCTTCATCTGAATCTATCCAGAGAATCCAATCCGACTTTGCATCTCTTATTGAAATGTTTCTTGCAGAATCAAATCCGATTTCTGTTGCTTTTTTACAAGGAATAATTTTAGCTCCATATTGTTTCGCAATTAGTAATGTAGAATCGGTACTTCCATTATCTGCTATTATAATTTCATCTGCAACATTGCGAATACTTTTTAAACATCTATGCAACATATCTTCTGCGTTTAATGTAATCATACAAGCTGTAACAGTTTCTCTTGGTTGTTGAATTCTAATTTTTCTTTCTAAAGGAATTGGATTACATAGCTTACCATTTTTTTTATATGTTACTACCCACCAACCTTTCACTTCGTTTTTTTCTACATTAAGTGGAGCACTCACAACTTTAATTGATAAATCTTTTTTATTAGCAAACATTTCTGCCAAATCTTGCCTATCATAATTCCATAAATGTGCTTTTCTTTCATCATCCCACATTCCGTAAGGAACTGAAATTGAAACTAAGCCATCATCTTTTAAATTCTTTTCTAAATCGTCTATAAAATAATCTGGACTTTCTTGATGCTCTAATATTTCTCCTAGAAACAATACATCATATGTTTTGACTAGAGTCTTGGCATTGCATCCTTCGTGAAATTTTATTTTTGCTTTCGGAGCATGACGCTTTTTCATTTTCTCTCCTAATTTGTTTTCTTCTGGAGATATATTTACGCAATCAACTTCAGCATTAAATTTGTTAGCCATAAGTATTGCCTCATTGCCTATGCCACTTGCGAAATCTAACACTTTCGGAGGACTATATTTCTCTATTTCTTTGCTGTCTAAATAAGCTCCAATATCATTAAGCATTATTTCTACTCTTGGGTACATTCTTACCTCAAAATTATCTTCAATTTTTGCATACTCTTTGCCTAATTGTAAATACTTTTGTTTGTATAATTCTTCGTTTCCTATGTAACTGTATTCGCTCTGTATTTTTGCTTTCCATTCTGCATCATTATCTACGAATTCAACTAGATATTTCAATGCCATGATATCTTCTCTTTCATATAAGTGCTTATATAATGTTTGTCTATTGCTTGTATTTGATTCAAATATTCGCATAAACTCCCTTTCCCACTTTTCAGCAACATTATCCCATTCATATTGCTTGACATTTTCATATCCTGCCTTTTGGCATTTTTTATATAGAACATCATTTGACAATAAGTCAATACATCCTTTCACAAATTTGTCTTGATAATCTACATTAGTTGCTTGTCCATCTATGATTATTCCTGCATCTGCAGAAAGAGTTTCTGGTAATGCTCCTCTATTTGAAGTAATCATAGGAAGTCCACACATTTGCGTTTCCATTGCTGTTATGCAACTGGTTTCATAAAACATTGTAGGATATGCAAATATCTTTGATTCTAAATATAAAGTATATAAGTCCTTTTTATTAAGAGCTCCTAGATGCTTTATATTGTATCCTTGCTTTGCGTATTCATTAATTGTTGCAAACAACTTGTCATAATAAGGTTTCATTTGTGGAACAGTATTATCATAACCTGCTATTGCTACTTCTATTTCTTTATCATGCTCCCATAATCTAGGACAGATATTGTATAAAAATATATCTAAACCACGCTCTGGTCTATTTGTGAATACTACCCTTTTTTTCCTTTTAGTTGTTTTGGGTTGTATTAGCTTTACGCCATTAGAAGTTTTAAAGAAAAGCTCATCTTCTTGAATGCCATTTATTTCTTTATAGTTGTTTATATGCCAATCACTTAAACAAAAGACCTTATCTACATTCCATAACGCTCCTGTAAATACATCTTTTCTGCTTTTTTGAGCAAAATCATGTTGCCATAATATGTTAATTTTACTGTTGAATCTGTGCTTAAATACTTCAGGTACTCTTTGAACAATAAGAACATCGTGAGGACAGTTAATTGCATATTGCTCAAAAGCCTCTAAAGAAAGGTAATTAACACCTTTATGTTTTCCTTGTGTATTGGTATTACAAAAAACAGTTACATGATGCCCTCTTTTTTGTAAAGCATGAGCCATAGCAATACCTGCTGTTTCACTTCCTCCAAGTGATTTTTTTTCTAATGTAGTTGTATTAATTTCCATCCCATTAAGATAGATGATAATATCTAAATTCATATTTTCTCCTTTGGGATAACTAAGAGTAACTCTAGGTTATCTGTTAATATTTCTGTGAGGCGTAGTGCTAATCTCTTAGCTTTCTTCGTTTCCTAATCGTGTGTTAGTTCGCCTTTCAATTATCGTAGTCGGTATCGTGGTCGTTGTCAATATCTCCGTCATCATCAAGATACAGAACAAGTTCTTCGTCAATAACTTTTACTTTAATTAGTCCTTCCTCAATCATATCTTTAATTACTTGTTTGATAAAATGCGTTAATTCCATACCTTTAATATACCCACAAAAAAGCAGGTATAAAACCCCTTGGCCTCTTGCGATAAGTCCTCAGATTGCCTTAAAACGCTCCGTATTGTGCCATATTTTATTAATTTTAACCGTATTGAGCTTTTAAAAGAAAACAGGGGAGTTTCAGGAGGTAGCCTGTTAGGATATTTACTCCCCTATTTTGTTTGCGTTTAATCAACTACGCCTGTCCATAAGTATCCTAATTCAGGAGCAGTAATTTTTTCGTCTTGATAATACTGAACTCTTAAATTTGAATAATTACCATGGTCAGGGTCGTTCCATTTCTCAACTGCAAATGGTGAGCCGAACATCGGATTAGTCCATCTCATTCCATACATTAAAGATGGATTTTTTCCATCTGTTTCTGGAGGACTGAAATGTCCAACAATAGCATTAGTTCCCCATACACTAGAGAAACTATCTGCTTGTCCTTCTTCAGCTGTATTCTTAATTGAGCTACCGATGTAGAAATTCTGAACATCAAATAAAGCTGCGAGTAAGTCTTTTGTTACTACACCTCTTTGAACATATTTGATTCTATCTAGAATATCTGCGTGTCTAAGTAGCGCATTGTAAACACTTTGACCAACAATAATTGTGTTAGCCTCCATACCAGTTGTTGCTCTTACTGCATCTTTCGCTGTTTGAATATCTCCAAATGGGTCAGATGTTCCAGCAGCACTGGAATCCCATTTAGATGCAACAGCAGCATAAGAGCCAAGATTACTTCCACTTGTAATTTGGTTTGCAACTCTATTTTCCATATCTAAAGTAAGAAGATTGAAAATATTACGAGCAGCTTTTTCTTCAAGTTTTAGTGGGTCATCTTGATTCACTAAAGTTTCAAAATCTAATTCATCTACTAATGCATAATTGTTTGCATAGTATGAATCACTTGATACATTAAAATGTACTGTTCTTCCTTTAGTTTTTGGAGCTCTGATTGTTGTACTCGGGATTCTAAAAAAATCTCCTTTTGTGTACTTGTAATATAAATCAGATTGTTTTGCTACATTTACTATAGGTAGAAAATCTTGAACAATTGTACCTGAAGGCTCAAACCCAACTACTAGATTGGATAGTGGTCTATCAATGTGTACATCTCTTGCTGTTATAGCCATAGTTATTTTCTCCTTTTAAAAAAATTTCTTAATCTCTCGGATTTGTTAGCCACGATAACCATTGTGTTGAATTAACAATTGGAATGTACTTCCACTTGCTACACCAGTTATAGCTTTACCAAAAATGTATTCGCCAGATGATACTGCAATACCTGTTCCACTTGCTGAGCAAGTAACCCAGTTACCAGCAGCAATTGTTCCTCCAGCTTTACATCTTGTCATGCCCATTACAACTACTGATGCGTGTTCTCCACTTTGTGGCTTATTATTAAGAACTCCAATTCCGGGAGCTCCTTTTCCGTTTCTTTGCTTTACGCTGTTAGCAGCATCAACATAAACCAATTGATATTGGCCTGATGATAGGTCTTCGCCTGCTGTCATGCTTATGAATGTTCTATTTGCCATTAGCTTTTCTCCTTTCTATTTATTTTCTTGTTCGTATTCAGCTTTCAAATCAGTATCATCTTTAAACACTAACTCTAAAGCATCTGCGTACTTATCAGCTTTGCCATGTTCTAGGTAGAGTTTTGCTCGTCTATCAACTTCATCCCCTGCACTTTGGTAAGGTTGTCTATCAACAACGAACTCTCCATTCTCAGATATCTCTGCGAATTCTACTAGCTTTGGTAAAGACTGAATGATTTTTTCCACTAAATTGAATTGAGAAAGTTCAACAGTTTTTTCTTCCAGAGTATAACTATATATCTTGTCTTCTGTGGAATTTTCTAAGAGAGCAACTAATTCTTTCTCAAAGGATGGAAGTATTCTTCCTGCCTCTTTATGAATCGCTACGAAGTCTTTAATCTTATCAGCTCTTTGCTGACCTTTAGTTACTTCAAGCTCATTATTTGCTTTCTCGAAATCTTTTTTAAGAGCCTCTAACTCATCTTGCAAGTTTTCATACTCTTTTACGGAAACTTTTTCCATAATTTCACTCTCCTTGTTTTGATAATAGGCTCTATATTCGCCCAGCTTAGTATATAAACCTTCAATTGATTCAAGATTTGTTACTGCTGGTATTTCACTACCTAACAATGCTACTGCTTTTAATACTTTATCAAGAACAGTACCATCGCTTTTATAGTTCCAATATATCTCAGAAGAAACTCTCTTATAATTTCCTCTTTTGATAGCCTCGTAAATTTTTTGTGGAAGTTCAATAAAATCAGCTAAGAGTTTTTTGCCTTCCATATAAATTTTGCTTACATAACCTAACGCTGGCTCACCATCTTTCATTTCTGGTTGCTCATCGTTATGTCCTAATTTGATTGGTGGTTGGAAACCTGTTTTATTGAAGTTGGAAACCATATCTTGCAAATCTGCAGTAGTATATTTATCTCCATTCCATACACCAGTTGAAAAGATTTCTACACCTTTGATATTGAATGTTTGTTCTAGTTCGTGATTTTTTGTTTCTTCTTTGCAATCACATAATGACTTTTTATCTTCACAATCGCAATCGCTAGTTGCGTGTTTCTTTTCTTCTTCTACTTCTTCTTCTTTCTCCATTTCTTCTTCTTCTTTCTTATCTTCTGCCTCTAGTTCTTCTTTTCTTTCTTCTTCTTCTAGAGCTTTAAGATATTCTTCATGAGTTGGAAATGGCATAAACATTACTTTTTCTTCTTCTTCAACTTCGACTTTCATTTCATGAGAGCCTTTTCCTCCCATTTCTTCGGCACGCTTTTCTGCCTCCTCTGGAGTTTCGAATACATCTTTTGCGTATTCTTCTTTCTCTTGGTCTTCGCCAAGTTCTTCTTCTTTTTTGTCTTCTCCTAGAGTTTCTTCTTCCTCTTTAGGATAATCTTCTTTCGGCATTTCCTTCTCCTTGCATTTCTGCGCAGTATTATTTAATTGTGTTTCTGGAACATCAAGTGGACTTTAAAAACTTTGGATGTAGCCACAACGACCACATTTTATTTCCCCAGCTAGCAGTCCGTATTGATTATATTTTGCCAGAAGTTTGTTACATTTGCAACACCTTACTTCTGGTTTTGCCATAGTGCTAATTATTTTTTGAGCTTGTGCTAAATTAGTAATTGATTGTACTTGCGTCATTCCGTTATTCCTGTTAACGCTATTATTTCCTCTAAGTCCCCATCATCACTCCATTCTATTGGCGTATCATCTTTTGTTATGTAAACAAGCATAGTTCTGCAATTAAAATGTAGTGGTGGTGTTAATTCATTTAATGTCATTTCATCTTCTATTTTGATAGTAGGCATTAATTCTCCTATTAATTCACAAATCTCAGATGTTCTATCATCTAATACTGCTGATAATTGATAACCTAATATAAATCCTTTTAAATCTTTATCATCTCCTACTTCTCTCCTTCCATAATTATATGCTCCGAGAGTTGCTGTTCTAGCAATCGTAGTAGTTGTATAAGCATTAGTAACTGCTCCTGTTGTTGCAGATATCTCTGTACCATCTGCGATAAATGGTTGAAATACTTTTTCTATTGCGAGTGCTGTTTTAGGAATTCCCTTTCCTTTGACTATTGAATCTATGAGAGCTGACGATAATCTCGTGTTCAGGAGTGCTGTTATTTTCTTTACATCTAATCTTGCCTTTGATTTGAAGTATCGTTGAAATCCTGAAGTCAATATTCCTGTTCCTATTTTTGTTTTTAGAAATCTTCTTGGTAATGTTGATTTGCCTTCCTTTTTTCCTTCATCATAAGCATCTATATATCCTTGTTCCATGACTTTGATGAAATCAGATTTATATTTCAAGTCTAGATTATCTATGGCAGTAAAGTCAAATTTATCTGTTTCCATTTTATTCTTAGCATAATTTTTCACAGCCTCCATTTGCCTATTCATTACTTCACGCATATTGATTACCAATTTATCATCTAGCTTGACTAAGGTATCATCTATCTTTTTGAAATTTACTCTTTTTTCTGCTTTAGTTAATGCGTAGTGTTTATGCGGAGTTACTGCATTATCTTCTCTTTTTAATTGTCCAACAATTTTTTTGCTCCAACTGAAACCTGCATCTCCTCCCCATAATGCCCAAGCAATCCTGCCATTACTAGGAAAGCC